ATCCCAATTCGGTATTGCCGACCATGTTCCGCTTTTCCAAGCCTCATTCGACAACATCTCCGTATGGTACAGATCGACTGCGCTCATTGGTGTCCCTACACAGTACAGGCTTGTCCCTGGACTCAACATAGGCGTGACGACCTTCTTCAGCCAAGCCCTTACCGAATCCATAGGAGTATCGCCCATGTCCGTAAGTACATCATCCAGAGCAATACAGGCTGGATGCTCACCACGCATAGCTGCGCCCATACCTGTTGCCTTGATCCAAGCTCCATTCGTCAATCTCAACTCGAACTTTCCTCCCCGTTTATCGTCAATGAACTTCCGCAATTCGGGGTGTCGGGTCAAATCCTCCCGAATCTCATTCAATCTGTTGCTGGCGGTGTCTTTCGATGCCGAGAACAACCAACAGGTGAACGGCTTATCCCTCCACTTAGCGAATAGTGCCTCATGTAGCAGCTTGATTCTCAATGTCGTGGACTTGCTATGATCTCTGGGTGCGATAATGCAGACCCTATGCACTTGTGCATTCTTACGATCCGAATATAGCTCAAGCCATTCGTCTATGTGCTCGCCTCTATTGTACCCAAGCCATTCATAGAAATAGCCTACATCATGCCTTGAACGCTCAAGAGCAAAGCCTTTCATGCACGAACTACGACGAATGCGATAAATCAAGGTTCGCTCTCTTCTTCAGGCTCAATCATACGGCATTCAGCACCGCATCCAGAGCAAATAAGAATCGAAACCATACCTTCACCGTTCATGCCCCATTCATGTTTCATAAAATCGGATTGCCAAATTAGTTTCGAGCCACACCACCAACAATTAGCTTCTTTAATCTCATGTGATATTATTTCTGTTCCCGAACTGTTGTTTATTTCATGTACTACTTTGTCTGTCATACTCTCACTTCATATATCGCAGCGTCTTACAACTTAACATGGGAGATGATGCCCTCGTACTGATCCTCAAAGATCATGGAGAACGACTCACCTCTATTGAAAGCGACGTGCATGATATACGCACAGGGATTGAGCAAATAAAGGAATCCCCCATATTCCTTATAGAGCGTTATGTTCGTCGTAAAGTGGCTCAAACAGGAGGCGTTATTGGTCTTATTTTGCTCGCATTCATGGCTATAACTCAATAAACACATTGAAGAATCGCACACCGCATCAACACAAACATGGGGATTCGGCAACGATTTGTTCAAGCGGTGACCAGGCGCAAACCGCAAGAAGCTCAAACTCCGATTCCTACTACCTCTGGCGTTGCCACTCCCCATACCCAACATTCATTTGCAGCTATCGCAGGGATTAGCGATATTGTCAAGGACACCAACAAGCTCCGAACCACCGCCAACTACGATAATGACTTTGACATATTCGATGCTATGGTTGAACTTGACCCCGAATTAAACGGTGCAGTCCGTAGTGTGTCCCTTACAGGCAACAATTATCTCATTGACTACAAGAAGGCGAAGAATAACCAAATCCGTTCAGCAGTCCGTGAGCTTGTCGAAGAACGCCTTGACTTTGATGACTTGCTCATAGCAACTATGCGTGACCTCATGGTGTATGGCAACAGTATCAATAAACTCGTAGGTCGTGCAGGTGAAGGTATCACCAGGGTTCAGTCCCTCCCAATTAAGCAAATCACTATCACCGATGACAGAGAACCCCTTGAAGTAGGCTATTCTGGTGTTTATGCGACAGAAGCAAATCCAATCATGGAGGCTAAGTATTATCGTTTCCGTGAGCAACAGGTGGATATGCAAACATTCCCTGCTGATGAAATCCTACACTTTCGCCTTGATGCACGATCCAATTGGTATCAAGACTACTTAGGCCGTTGGACTTACGGTGTGTGGGGCGCATCCCGTTTTACTTCGCTCAAGCAAGCTATTCGAGCCAAGTATAACACCATTAACAACCGCATAGCCCTACAAGACGCTCTTACCCGTCAATACATCAAGATCGGTAAAGAGGCTATTGAAGGCATCCCAGACCCCGAAGAAGCAAGAGAGCGACTTACGCATATTATGGATCAAGTCGGAGGACTCATGGAGAACCTTCGTGCAGACCAAATCCCCATTCTCCCTCACTACGTTGAAATGCACCATGTTGATATGAGCAATAGCATTCCCGACGATACAAACTTCTTAGATTCTATCAACGCTGACATATCAGCCGTTCTCAATGTTCCGAGAGTAGCAGCAGGTCAAGAGCGAGGCTCAACCTTCGCAGCAACCTACAATGCAAATATGTGGTCGGTCATGTCAATTGAACGCCTACAAACAATTGTAGCAGAGAAGATTCGTGATTTATTCTCCGACCACCTCGAACTCATGGGTATTCCTCACAAGCTCTCCGACTTGCCCCCTCTTATGTTTGAGCCTGTGGACTCCGAATCGCCACTACACAAGATGCAAAGAGCCAAACTCGGTGTTGAGTCTGGTATTATCACAGTCAATGAAGGTCGTGAACTCAATGATATGCAACCACTATCTCAAGGAAATGAACTACAACCGCCAAAGAAAAGCGGTGTCAATCCAGAGATGCCACGACCAGGAGAGGTAAGCCACAATGTTAAGCCGACTGCGTGAATGGGTGAAAGAGAAATGGGATCAGATGAAACAGGCGTTCCTTCGACTTGCGCTCATTCTCCGACGTGCCTAAAGCGAGAAGTAAGAATCAGCAATATGTGTTTAACCTGTCAATTAAAACAAGCAAAGGATTGGGTTAAACCGTACTAAGGGGTGAAACAATGAAGAAAAAAGAAAACTCGTTTAATGATCGCATGGTATCAAAGACTGTCTTACCTACAATTTACCTGTGGCTACTTGCCTCTGGTGCAGTCGTCGCTATGGGAATATGGAAGCCAGATGTAGTTCTTACCAACCTTGACGGCTTTATCGCACTTATCGCTATCATTAGCGGTGTAGCTGCACCAGCATTAGCCACTATCCTTCGTATGTGGGAGTCCGAACAACAGATTGAGATTGACAACATAGGCGTTGGTCTTGAAAACGAGCGTGAACTTGACAAGATTCGCAAAGATCATGTTATTGAAATGGAAAAGCAACAACTTACTCACGCTCATGAGATGAGCAAGTCTGCACAGGAACACCAGCATATTGTTGAAAAGCATAAAGAAACAATCGTAAAGCTAACTCCGATACGAAAAATGGGTGAAGAGTGATTACAATGCCTGATCCAGAGGATGAACTCGTCGCAAGAGCAAAGGTATTAGCAGAGGCAACAGGGAGGGACTTTGAAGATGTTATCGCTGATCTGGCTGATGATGGCATACTTAACAACTCGAATAAAGAAAACGATGCCGACCTCATCACCCAACTCAAAGAAGCTGCGGAGTTAATGAGCGCAGTTCAAGAGATTAACAAAGAAGTGGCCGAGAACACAGTCCTTAACGGTGGAGACAACAAAACCGAAGTAAGCGTTGATACAACCCTCGAAGGAGACATTGTAGATCGTGCGATAGCAAGTGTCAATCGTAAAGTAGTGGAGCTGAAGAAAATAGCTTTGATTATCGCACCTGTCTTTTTGCTTGTAAGTGGTGGCTCACTTGAAGCCCTGGGCGTTATCAATATGTTCGGTGCTGATGAAGACGAAGAAGATGAATGGGATGAGCCATACATAGAGTATTGGGGTTGCACCGATTGGG